TTTCGATATCCAAACAGTTCCGGCGGGTGAAGTAACTTTAGCTGGTGGTAATGGAGATTTCTTTCAATACAAATTTGCAAAAGATACAGCAAAATTAACAGAAACAGCAACGATTTCAAACGCAAACGGAACTGTATTTTATACAACTGAATTAAGCGTAAACATCTCAAAAAGAGACGTTGCAAAAAGAAACGAATTCTTATTATTAGCAAAGAATCGTGAGATTAGAGTTATCGCATTAGATAACATGGGACAATACTGGTTGTTAGGTAATACTCGTGGTGCAGTTTTATCTACTATGGTAGGCGAAGGCGGTCAAGCAATCGGAGACATGAACGGATATACATTCACGTTCCAATCAATGGAAGCGGATCCTATGCCAGCATTAAGCTCAACAAGTAGAAATGCTATTGCAGCAATCGCACCAGGTTCAAGTGGAGCAGTTGGTGGATTTGATTTCAATACAGCAGCTAACTAATATTAACCTTTAAAAAAATAGGGCGGTGCGGTCAATCGCATCGCCTTTTTTTATGTCATGATAAATTTAATAGAAGGAAAAAACGAGTTTATAATTTACGGCGATTATACACAAAATATGAATAACTATCGAATTCATTTATTTAATGGCTTTGATAGGTTGGATTATATTTGTAAATTACAAAACAAAACAAGTAGTACAAGATTTGCAGAATTTACCATTTACATAAACGATGGTATTACAGGCGATTATCATTTGAACGGATTACCATTTGGTAATTATGATTATGAGATAAGAAATAGTGTAAATATTATATTCAATCGTGGTCAAGTATTTTTAGCTGGAGATACAGAAGTACAAAAAATTGAATATATATCTGATAATGAAAAAAGCGAAAGCGTAATATATGTAAGCTAATGAAGACAATAATCGACACATTAAAAGAACCAGTTAACATCCTTAATGTTACAACTTTTGGAGTAAGTTTAACGAGCTTACCTGAAGCGTTAAAGTCAGTATTCTACATAGTTTCAATTTTTGCATCTATTTTAGTAAGTATTAAGTATATTTACGAAATTATTTCATTGCGAAAAAACGCAAAAAAAGATATTTAATACTATATGAACAATTTTGCATTCAATTCGATTTCACAAATTCAAATAAATTTACCTACGTTCTCGGAGCGTGGCTCAAAAAAATGGATAAGCTATGGAGAGGACAATTTATATCCTCAATTCATAGCTAGTTTATTTCTACGTTCAGCAATTAATAGAACGGCAATTCAATCAAAGATAGACGCTACCATAGGAAACGGATTAAAAACCACAGATGAGGCTTTAAATTACGTTTTAGTGCGTGCGAATCCGATTGATTCGTGGAACGATGTTTTTGAGAAATGCGCACAGGATTATATCACTTTTGGTGGGTATGCAATGAACATTATTTGGTCAAACGATGGTAAGACAATAAGCGAGATTTATCACTTAGATTTCACAAAAGTAAGAAGTGGTAAAATTGAACCAGGAGACGATGCACCAAAAGAATATTTTTATAGCACGAATTGGGAAAACTCAAATAAATATAAGCCTACACAATATGCTACATACAACCCTACTTTATCAATCGAACAACCTTCGCAAATATTGTATGCGTTTGACTATGAACCTGGCAATATCTATTATCCTTTGCCGACATACGCTGGATCAATTAACGATATTCAAATAGATATTGAAGTAAGTAAATTTCATATCTCGAATTTAGCAAATAGTTTGAATCCATCTTTGTTTATTAGCTTAAATAATGGAATACCAGCGCCCGAGGAACGTAAAGAAATTTATGACGAGTTAACGATGGCTTATCGTGGAACTGAAAACGCTGGAAAAGCATTCGTTGCATTTAGTCAAGACAAAGAACACGCTCCCGAGGTTACGCCAATAACAAGCACAAATGATAATTATTACACGACTTTAGAGACTAGAATAACAACTAGAATATTAACAGGACACAGAATTACAAGTCCGTTATTATTGGGCCTTTATAATGGTGGAGCTGGCTTTAGCTCGAATGCAGATGAATTAGCGGTGGCGTATGGTCATTTTATAGGGACTTGTATTCGACCAATACAAAAAAGCATGTTAAGAGTATTCAATAATTTAATGTTGAATAGTGGATATAATACCGACCTTTACATTGTGCCTACAACTATTATCGAACCAACAGCAATACCAACAACAACAACCGTACAATAATGGCAATAACTAACGTACTTTTCGTATCAGAAACAAAACTAAAATCATATACTTCAATACATCAATCGGTAAGTCCTGATGATTTACAGCCTTTCATATTACAGGCGCAAGATATTTACTTACAAAATTATCTAGGTGCTACGTTTTATCAAGAGTTACAAACTCAAATAACGAATAATACATTAACAATCCCGAATAAAAAAATATTAGATGACTTTATAGGTGCAATGCTTTGTAACTATGCTTTATATCATGCACTACCTTTTTTGAAGTACAAAGTATTTAATAAAAGTATCATGAATAATGATAGCGAAAGTGGTCAATCTATTGATTTGGAAGCCTTGAAATTCTTACAAAATGAGGTGCGTAGTGTAGCTGAAAATTATACCAAAATGATGACTACTTACTTGCGTAATAATTTAAGCGATTACCCTTCATATAATAGCTTTGATTTCTTGGATGGTATAACTCCCGACAAAGGCACTCCGTATTTCAGTGGATTGCAAACAAATTCGAGCTTCAATTTGGCTAACAAGTATAGACGCAGACGTGGTGATTGTACAGACTGCAATGATTATTAAAATTTAACTAAAAAACAAAAAATATAAAAAATGATTGACAATTCAAAATTCATTATTACTAATGAACCAACAGCAGAAAAGTATAATATTAGAATCGTTACAGATGTGACTGCAACGCCAGCGTTATTAAAAGTTGAAAGAGACAATGTAGGATTGGTTTACTTTGCTAATTATACACTATGTAATTATTTTACAACCGATACAAGTTTGATAATTTTAGGACCATCTGTTTACATTGAATTATCCGCTGATAATTGCAATGACTTCGATACGCCTACTTTGAAATTGAATGAGTTATTAGATAGAATTACTAACTAAAATTATAAACCATGACAAAAATAATATTACAGGCGGGCCAATTAATTGATGTAATCAATTACAATGAGAATCAATACTTTTCTATTGTTGCAAATGAATTTGTACCAATGCCAACAACGATTTACAAAGAAGATACATCAATCGGTGTGAACGTACAAAGATTTATTGTAGATAGCACAATCATTGCGAACATCAATACAAGTGAATCTTTGACTGATAACAATGGTAATTTCTATGAGAAAGTTGAAAGCGCTGCCATCTTAACTGAAAACAATTTTAACCCATTAAAGGAAAGCAATGAAGCCGAAAATTAAACATTGGTACGAATCAAAAACAATCGTAATGAACATCTTGGTATCAATTACAATGGTCATGGCTTTATTGCCACCATTATTTAGTGATTTGAAATTAGATGAAAATTTAACGTTAAGATTGACCGTTTTAGTAGGATTTATAACTAATGTTATAAACATCGGTTTACGTTTTATTTCTACGGATAAAATTAAGCGAAATGCCTAATTCAATCGTAAGCGCAAAGTTTGATTTGATGCGTTTAAATTTGCCTAAAAATAGCGAGTTTTCACTCGATAACAATACGATTAAGGTAAAGCATAGCGACATAACTTTAAAGGCTGAAATCGAGGCGCAAATAAAGAATATAACGGCTTCTATTGGGTGCGAAGTAAACGACAAGTCAACAAGCGCAAAAATTAAATTCGAAGTCAAATTTTAATATCTAAATTTGTAACAACATGAAGGTAAAAATATTTAGTCAATTAGAACAAGAAAAGTATTTCGGCAAAGCAAACCCTGAAGGTAGCTATCTCACAATGATTGATTTACCATATACAATGTTCTACGATAGGCAACCAGTTAAACGAATGAGATGTCATAAAAAAGTAGCACAGGCGTTTACAAATGTATTCAATGAATTATTGAGTAGTTACGGAGAGCGCAAAATAAATGAATTGGGAATTAATGATTTTGGTGGGTGCTTTAATTACAGATTAATGAGAGGTTCAAAGACTAAATTAAGCGCTCATTCATGGGGTACGGCTATTGATTTGGATCCTAACAGAAACACATTAAAAGAAAATCATAAGACGGCAAGATTTGCACGTGCTGATTACAAAGCTATGATTGACATATTTGAAAAACATGGCTTCGCTTCATTGGGTAGATTAAAAGACTACGACTGGATGCACTTTCAATACGGATTACCGATTTAACTCGTTTTTTTCATAATTAAAATTTAGTGTTTTAGGCTCAATGTTTCTACATTGGGCTTTTTTTTTAAAAATTTATAGCCTTTATTCATGCACGTTTCAAAGAATTAACAAAAATAATTTGTAAAATAATTTGGTAGTACGGAATAGCGGTGTATATTTGCACTATCAATAACAAATAAAAACAATAAAATTATGATTAACAATTCATTAACAAACAGAGTAACAAAAAAACAAGTTGAAAAATTAGTTAAAAATCTATATGTAAACGATATGGAAAAGCCATTTATTACTTGTGAATACGTTTATAAAAACGGGATTGACATTTATAGCATCTTATTTTCAAATGGTGCAAAATTAGATTTTCCTACAGGAATGATTCAAAGCAAAGTTTTCAGAATATTAAAGCATGAATTATATTTCCCTCAAAACTTTAATTTTTCAAGCGATGAACACGACGGAATAGTACAGGCATCTTTAAACGGTGAGAATCCTTTTGCTTTTACTATACTATCTAGATAATAAATTTAACAAGGGGTGCGACTTCAACGCACAATTTTTTAAAACTTTAAAACAATAATTATGATTACACTAACACAACAAACAAGCGAGCAAAACACATTAACTCAAAACCATTTGGATATGGTTACAATGAATGAAGTTAAGAAAGTACATTTAGCATGTCAATTAGAGAGACTTGAAATTGAGATGCAACAACCAGTAAAGAATTGGGATAAAATTTCATTCTTAAAAACTGATATTTTTAGATTAAAAAACTACTTAAAAAATAATTAATATGCAAATAGTTAATACAACCATCGTAACATCGGTAGCAGAAATCAAAGAGCTTATTCAGTATTGTTTGGTTCATAATTTTGAAGGCCAAATAAATTTGACTTTTGAAGATAGTAAAATAATAGTTAG